CGGCGTTGAAGAATTGAACTACGACACGGTTCGCGATGCCGTAAACAAAGTTGTCTACATTATGCGGTCCATTGAGCAGGACATTGTGAGCAGTGACCTTAGCAAATATTTTGACCGACGCCGCACTGTTGAGCAACTTAAGTCAATTTTGCACATTGGCCGGGCATATCCAGACAAGGCCATTAAACGGCTCAAGGATTTGCGGCCACAAATGGAGCCAAACAAGGCAGCTTGATATGCCCTTCGCCCCTCTATAAATACGGCTCATGACGTTTGATATTGAGAAAATGACAGAGGGGCAGCGGCGGGAAATGTACCGCCAGATCAAGGCTGCCAATTATGAAGAGAGCCTATACGCTTTTACGGAAAGGGCTTGGCGGGAAATTGATTCCGCCCCCTTTGCCCAAGGCGGGTTTGCCTTGCAAGCTATTTGCGAACATTTGCAAGCATGCGCTGATGGGTACATTAGGAATTTAATCATTAACGTGCCGCCGCGATTCTCTAAATCTACCATTACTGGGACTATGTTCCCAGCGTGGGTTTGGACGCAAAGCCATAAATCGCCCACATCGGGGCCGGGTATGCAGTTCCTGCATTCGTCCTACGCCATGAACCTTTCCATCCAAGATTCGGTCAAATGCCGACGCTTGATTGAAAGCAAATGGTATCAAACTTTGTGGGGCGACCGGTTTAAGTTGGTTGGCGACCAGAACACAAAAACGCGGTTTCAGAACGACAAGAGCGGTATACGCAACACCGTATCGGTTGGATCAGCCACAACTGGTTTGGGCGGCAACTATTTGATCGCCGACGACCCCAACAATGCACAAGAAGCCAACTCGGAAGCCATTGTTGCCTCTACCATTGAGTGGTGGGATATGGCATGGTCTACGCGTCTCAATGACCCGAAGAATGGAGTTAAGATCGTCATCCAGCAGAGACTTTCTGAAAACGACATAACGGGTCACATCCTGTCAAAAGACATTGGGAATTGGACCCATTTATGTTTGCCCATGCGTTTTGAGCCAGCACGGAGAACATACAATGTACTTGTCCCCGCAGAGTTTAATGACGGCGAACCAGTTATCTGGACTGATGAGAGGACTACAGAGGGTGAACTCTTATGGCCTGAACGATTTGGAGACGAGGAAGTTACCCTTTTGGAGAAGACATTGGGGCCGTACGCGGCCGCCGGGCAACTCCAGCAAAGACCAGAGCCTAGTGGCGGTGGTATCTTAAAACGCGAATGGTGGGGCGAATGGACGAAAGAAAAGTTCCCCCACAATTTGGAGTTTGTGGTTGCGTCGGTCGACACAGCGTTTGGTGCCAAAGAATTTGAAGGCGACTTTTCTGCTTGCACAATCTGGGGCGTTTACCGTGACTCCGGGCCAGCTTCTGGCGTCATTGGTAATGATATGACCGGAAATTGGCAGCGCATTTCGGCCGAAGATCGGGAAGCCGATGTGCCAAAAGTTATTATGATGCACGCTTGGCAGGGCCGTTTTGAGTTGCATGAACTGGTCAACAAGATCGGCGAATCGGCCAGAGAATGGAAAATTGACTGCCTTTTGATTGAAAACAAGGCGTCCGGTATCAGCGTTAGCCAAGAATTGCGTCGTTTGTTTGGCTACGAAAACTATAGCGTCCGCCTGATTGACCCCAAGGGGCTGGATAAGGTGGCTCGCACTTATGCCGTCCAGCATTTGTTTTCGGAAGGTCTGGTGGTGGCCCCAACAGACCCTAGCGGCGAAGTATTTAGGGTCTGGGCGGAAATGGTTGTGTCCCAATGCGCAACATTTCCAAAAGGAAAACACGACGACTTACATGATACTGTAACACAAGCATTGAATTGGTTGCGTAGCACCGGAATGTTGCAGCGCGGTGCTGAACGAACTGCTGAATTGGCTGCAAGAAATAAATGGACCGGTGTTGGTGAAAATCAGCCCCTTTACCCTGTTTAAGGAGATTGCAATGTTAGGCCATGCGTATAAAATCACGTTAAATCAACATGATAACTCATGCGAAGAGGAACTCTACATTCGCGCTGACCGCGTTTATGTTGACGGGAATGGAATCTGTTTTTACCGTAACGGTGAAAAAACGGAAGACGATCCATACGCCGACAGCATGTTGGCGGCATATTTGCCAACAGGTCGCGTTTTTCAAATTGAAATCATGGACGACGAAACTGGCGAAACAGCCGGTTTTGTAAGTGAAGAAGGTTAAAAATGGGAGATAATCCCCATTTTATGACGCCAAAAGAAATGTCAAAGGTTATTTGTCCCTTTGGCAGGGGTCATGGCATTCCCGGAAAAGAGGTTGTTATTGACGGTCAAATCCTTGGAAAACCTTGCGTATCTATCCATTGCGCAGCATGGCGGTGGGCAAGTTATTACGATGAAGAGGCCGAAGATGACATTTATAGTGAAGAATATGGGTATTGCGGAGTTGTGACCCTATGAATCAACAAATCGTGCCAATAATTGAAACCGCCGTGGCCAAAGATATGGGCGACGGTTACATTAAAGTGTCTTTGGTTATTGGCACGAAATTTTTTCAATACAAAGTCAAGAAACGGGTAGCTATCAACATTATCAAGGCCCTAGCTGAGGCACTTGACGATGACTTGCATTCTATGTAAATGAAAAGCCGTATTCGCACTGGGACATTCAGATACGTTGCGTATCCCCTAGTGGATCATTACCACCGGTTAGGGTGGATGATGGTGGCACATCTTGGCGCAACGCATGGGAATTATTCCGTCCTAATGTGGCGATGCGACTGCGAGGACCGCCATGATGACATGGAATCACAGGGTAGTTAGGTATCAGACCCGCAACTTGTTTGGCGACCCCGATGTAGGGTTTGCCATCCATGAAGTGTATTATGACAAAGACGGGAACGTCCAAGCCATGACTTCCGAAGCTGTTCGCCCTTGGGGCGACACAAAGGACGAGTTGCGGCTTGAACTCATGCGCATGCTTGAGGCCCTAAACAAGCCCGACTTGGATTATAATGACGAAGACGAACAAGAGAGATTTGCGAATAGGGTGTAATTAGCTTATAGTGCTGGGGATTTTCAGTAGGAACCAGAACATGGCTTTGACGCCCGGACTCGTACCCAATATTCGTCTTGACCAAGATCAGCCAGAACCCATCGCCAACGACGGGCAAGACACAATCGTCATTATGGACGCGGACGATGCCGCCGACCAGCCAGAAATGGACCTCGACGGTAATGTCCTTCGTATTGACCACGGGGACGGTTCTGTAAGTGTTTCGCTTGATGGGCGGCCTATTCAATCAGCGAAGAAAAGCAAATCTGAGGGTTGGTTCGCCAATTTAGCCGATGAAATTGACGAAAACACTTTGTCTGAAATTGCCCACAATCTTATTAGGGGCATTGAAGAAGACATTGAGAGCCGCAAAGAATGGATTGAGGACAGGGCACAGGGTCTACGACTTTTGGGCCTTAAGATTGAGATTCCGGGCCAGCAAGGCGCGGCTGATGGGGCACCTGTTGAAGGAATGTCCCGTATCCGCCACCCGCTCTTGCTGGAATCCGTATTGCGCTTTCAAGCGAACGCAAGGGCAGAACTTTTGCCCACTGACGGGCCTGTCAAAGTAAGGGTTGACAGCAACCGCGACACGCCTGAGATGGACCAACAGGCGGAATATTTGGAAAAAGATTTCAATCATTACCTGACCGCAACCGCAAAAGAATATTACCCCGACACGGATAAAATGCTATTCATGTTGGGTTTTGGCGGGTCTGCCTTTAAGAAGGTTTATTTCTGTCCATTGCGCAACCGCCCCGTTTCAGAAACGGTTGATGCGGATGACCTTATCGTCAACAATGAAGCTACGGACCTATCAAATGCACGGCGGATTACCCACCGAATCTCTATGCGTCCTTCGGTTGTCAAACGAATGCAGATTATTGGTGCCTACCGTGACATTGATTTGGGCCAAAGCAAGCAAAAGGAACTTAACGCTGTTCAACGGGAGAAAAACTCCATTGAGGGCGTTCAAGATGACATCCACATCGCCGAAGATCGCGACCGCGAAATATACGAGTGCTATTGCGAACTGAATATTCCGGGCTTTGAGCATGAAATTGACGGCGAACAGACCGGTTTGGAAGTCCCATATCGCGTAACAATTGACGCATCTTCCAAGCAAGTGCTTAATATCGTTAGAAATTTTGACGAAGACGCACAAGATTTGCCGGAAGCTAAGGTGCATTTTGTCAAATACGACTTTGTGCCGGGCTTAAAATTCTATGGCATGGGCCTTTTGCATATTTTGGGCAATACAACCAATGGCTTGACCGCTGTTTGGCGGGAACTTTTGGACGCCGGTATGTATTCCAACTTCCCCGGCTTCCTTTATGCGAAGTCGGCAGGGCGTCAAAACACCAATATTTTCCGTGTTCCGCCCGGTGGTGGTGCCCAGATCGACACTTTGGGCATGCCAATTCAGCAAGCCGTGATGCCACTGCCCTATAAAGAACCTTCTGGGGCCTTGGCTGCGTTTGCAGAAACGATTAGCAATTACGGACAGCGGCTTGGCGGAACGGCAGAAATGCAAGTTGGCGAAGGAAAACAGGATGCGCCTGTTGGAACGACGCTTGCCATCATCGAGCAAGCCCAAAAATTACTGAATAGCGTTCATAAACGCCTTCATGCAGCACAAGCAGACGAATTTCAGTTGCTTGCTCAATGCTTTAGGGAACATCCAGAGTCATTTTGGCAGCGCAACAAGCGTCCAGCAATGCCGTGGGATGAGAAAACATTCCTTGATGCGTTGGAAAACTATGAATTGGTTCCTCAAGCCGATCCGAACACGGCCAGCCACATCCAGCGCGTCATGAAAGTAACGGCGCTGATACAATTGGCGCAACAGGCACCAACATTATACAATTTGGACGCCGTAAATCGTGAGGCGCTACTCACACTTGGCTGGAATAACCCAGAATCGTTGCTCCGCGACACAGTTAACCAGCCAGCACCGCCTGATCCGCAAGCACAGGCCGCTCAAATGGCCGGTCAGGCCGCTATGGTCACTGCTCAATCGAAAATGATGGAAGCACAGGCCAAAGTTGCGGAAACAAACAGCAAATTAGGCGGGAATCAAGGCTTATCACCCGATGATCAGGTCAAAATGGCTGAAATTCAACAAAAAGCAATGCAGGATCAGCTTGAAGGGGCAAACCGCAAGCGGGATCGCGAGAGCCGTGAACGTTTGGCGGCAGTCAAATTGGCCGAAGAGTTAATTCAAAACCCATCCGGCCTTGGAATTGTGAAGCAAATCATTGATCCATCTATGATGGCTCGTTTGGAAGGCGATGAGCCACAAATTTCAACCTCTCCCGGCAGCCCAATTGAGTGAGTAAGTTATGGCCGCAAGATCGAAGAAGCCGGTAGACCACATTAACCATGCTTTGCGCATTGCTCGTCAACATTTTGACGACGGCGGTGGGGAAGGTGGCGGGGGCGGTGGTGGTGACGGTAATGATCCGCGTCAATCTGGCGATCAAGGCGAAGGAAATCAAACAGATAATTCAGAAGCCGCGGCAAACGCCGATATGGCGGCATCGCAATCTATTGCTGATGCACAAACACAACAAGTTCAACAGGCTCAAATGGGCCGCACTCCTGAGCAAGGGTTTACGGATTTAGGGGCTGCAATTGGTCCCAATGTTTCTCAAATGGGGTTTGGGGCTAATTTCAACACTACTCCATCAGCCGATCTTGGTTTGACCAGCACACCTTCTCCACAAACCATATCTGAATACACTCAACAAAGGTTGGACACGCCATATCAAGGCACATTGCAAAATGCTGTTATGTTCCCCGGCAACGCTTTTGGCATGTCTTACCCCGGTTTGGTCAACAAACAGAATACGGCGGCTGGCGCTGCTGGTTTCCTTGGTAGTCTTATGGGAGAAAGCGGCAAGACGCTTGACCCGTCAGCAATAAACGGGCCGTCAATCGGTATTGCGCAGGAGACGGGGCCGCGAGCAACAGCTTTAGAGAATGTTCTTGGCATTAGCCCAAATTTGACCGGAAATGATTTACGCGATGCTTTGGCCGGGACGCAATTAGCCCAACTTGGGTTCGCGTTAAATGAGGTTAATTCAGGCGGATACGCCCCAACCGCTCGCGCGATGGCCACCGGCACGGACCCAGCAAATGTGGCCAACGTGGTCACTCAAAATTTTGAACGCCCGTCTTTAGAGAATTTGATTTCGTCCACACCCACCCGCGAAGCTTACGCGCAAGGTATTATGGCCAATCAGCCGTCCGCTGCAACGATGCCAGCGGGGGCATATGACGCAACCCCTGCGAGCGTGATGGCCGCTCTACAAAGCGGTGTAAAACTTGCCAACACGCAGAGCCAAAACGCGCCAAGCCAAATTGTAAGCGGGGCACAGTTGGTGGGCGGAAGTGCAAGCGATGCAACAAATGACCCCACAGCAACGGCGGCGGTCAATGCGGCAAAATCAATTTTAGGAGGGCAAGAAGACGCTGAAAACGTGCCATTGCCCCCAATAAACCCGAATGACTATATGCCAAGTAACGTAATCTCAAAAGCTTTAGACACAGTAGCAAGCACTTTTGGGGCAGGAACTCAGCAATTCTTGGATAAACAAACTCAAAACTATATAGATATGGGGTATAACAATTACGACGCGTCTACGTTGGCCACTTACGATTTAAGGGCGGCGCAAACCGCCGTAAGCAATAACAGCGGCGCAAAACAGAATAATGCGTACATACCGCCAGTTTTAAGTGCTGACAATTCGGCGTCCTTTGCGTCACCAATGGCGTCAACAGTTGCTAATTTAATGCAACAGCAAACCCCATACATTCCAAACACCCCAACACCGTATGCGTCATTGGGGGCAAATTTTGTTGACCCAAGAGTTTACCAAAATCCGCTATTCTCACAGGCCGCCGCTACCGGCGGAACGATTAGGGGGAACAACGCCACGGGCAACGCCCTGCGCATCGCTGGCGGGAACAAACCATGAACATCTATTGCCCAAATTACCCAAATAGGGTAATATTCTTTTACAGCACCTGCGGGAATCGCAGATATGGAGCAAGTCTATGCACGAGTATTTGAAAGCCGCCCGCAACGGTGCAGCCAAAAAGTTAGAGGGCATCCAAAAGGGTGAGCCTCATACTAAAGTCGATTCTTCTTCATGGTCTCCGCCAGAAATGCTTAATGCTGACAAGCAGACGGGAATGCGTCCCGTTAGCAAGCGTCAGTATAAGTCGGGCGGCAAGGTGCATGGTCACCATGCCAAGAAACGTGCCGACCGAAAGGCTCGCAAAGATGGGGGCAGTGCAATGCCACCAGTGGACCGTTTGGTCAACCGCGACATGAAGAAAGCCAATGACTTCCGCGAGGGCGTCAAGCACGAAGGCGGCATGAAAAAGGGTGGCCGGATTAAGCGGGAACATCATGCCGATGGTGACGCCGTTGGCCAAATGATTCGTCAGGACCAGATTGAGCAGAACATGAAGGGCCGCGGCCTTCCAGAGCGTGTTCCGGTCCCGACACCTCGTCCCGCCGACAAAGAAAACTACAAGTCAGATACAGATTTGACGACCCAAGGCGCGAAGAAGGGCGGCAAAATTCGCTCTAAGCATGCCAAGGGCGGCGCGGCGCATCCAGATGAAGCGGCGGATCGTGCGTTAATCAAGAAAATGGTCAAGCCGTCGGCCCGTACTGGTAAAGCCGAAGGCGGGGAAAAGTGGATTCAGGGTGCCATTAAACATCCGGGTTCGCTACACAAAGCCCTGCATGTCCCAGCAGGGGAAAAAATTCCTGCTAAGAAATTGGAAAAGGCAGCGCATAGCGAAAATCCAAAACTGGCTAAAAAAGCCAATTTGGCAAAAACGCTCAAGCGTATGCACCATGCTGACGGAGGAGAAGCTGGCCGCGGCTTGTATGTTCGCCAGAATTACCCGCATGAAGTTCCGGGTGCCGATGGTGGCCGCACGGCTAAGAAGCGTGGCGGCTCCGCAAAAGGCAAGACGAACATCAATATTAATGTGATCCCGCACAGTGGCTCCCCAGCGGCTGCCATGCCGACGCCAGCGCCTCGTCCTATGGCTCCTCCTCCGCCTCCGGCTGGGATGCCTATGGGCGCAGCACCGGCGGCAGCTATGCCTCCTATGGGTGCAATGCCTCCAATGGGTGCGGCTCGCCCCGGCATGCCTCCTATTGGCCGGAAACACGGCGGCAAGGTCAAAACAGACATGAAACCCACCCATGTGATTGACAACGCCGCTGGCGGTGGCCTCGGTCGCCTTGAGAAGATCAAGGAATATGGCCTTAAATAAACTGTTTAGGTTTATTTTCTGACATAGGAATAAAAGTCATGCGGCGTATATAAATGCCGCATGATACAAACTTATAGCACTCTCATTGAATACGAGACCGGACGCCTTATCGACGAGGCGATTGCCGACGAGATTGCTATTCTTGCCAACGGCAATGTCGACGACATCAAAGATTACAAATTCAGAGTGGGTATGATTCGCGGCTTGCAGAAAGCCAAAGAACTCATGTCCGAAGCAGATCGAAATATCCAATCAGGTGAAAGAGGGTAAATATGCCGTATACACGGATGCACCATGATGTTGATCCAAAACAAGCAATTCTTGAGGAATTGGGCGACATTTCCGGTATCGAAATCTTTAACACACACGTCCTCGTGGCGACGTATGTTCGCCCGAACAAGACCAAAAGCGGCATTCATTTGACCGATAAATATGTCGAGGAAGACAAATATCAGGGCAAAGTTGGCCTTGTGGTCAAGAAGGGACCACTGGCGTTCATCGACGAGGACCAAGATTGGTTCAAGGGCGTCGAAGTTAATTTGGAAGATTGGGTTGTTTATCGTCCATCCGATGGCTGGTCGATGAATGTGCATGGCGTTCAGTGCCGTGTGCTGCGTGACATTGACATTCGCGGTCGCATTCCGGCCCCGGATGCGGTTTGGTAAAGGAATTGTTTCACATGGAACAGGCAGAAGACCTAGTGCAGGACGATGTTACCGTTTTAGAGGATGCTCCTGAGGAGAACAAAACGGAAACAAAAGTGGCGGATAATGATTCGCAATCGCCAGAAGACGGCATTGCGGAACTCAAGGCCATGCTGGAGCAGGAGAAAAAACTTCGTTTAGAAGC